AGGAGCGTTAGATAGTTTTTATGGTTCTCAGAACGTAGATGAGTTTGTTGCTGAAGCATTTGGTAATCCAAAGTTCCAGCAAAAGTTAGCAAGTATTAATCCTAAAGGTTCACCGATTTCGGCATTACAAAGATTTCTAAACATAATCGGCAACTTCGTACGCCGTATGCTGGGGATGAAAACCAAGCCACTAGGTTCAGCACTAAATCAGGCAGATCAGTTTATAGAAGCCATGCTTGCTCCGGCTCCTGATTCGCGTGATGCTGGTGAATTGCTGATGAGTTCTACGGCTGATGGTGTTAAGCGTGTTATGGAAGGGCTTGGAAAAGTACAGAAAAAGTTCTCTAAACCTATTACCAGTAAACAGCGGCAAGAATTTTCTGAAAAAGCAGTGAGTTTTCTACAGGATGGTAGAATAGCCGAAGGATTCAAAACATTCTTGTTAGGTACTCTTGGCACTAAGTCCCTCGCTGACGTATCGTTGCGAAATGGTTTCGGTGGTCTTGGTTTAAAAGTACATCAGCTAATTGGAGATCAACGAGGAGATATTCAAGAGTCTGACAAAATTGTAAATAAGTTTATAAAAGGCACTTATATACCGTGGGCAGACGCAAACCCAAAAGCTCAAGCTGCATTAGACCGGGTAATTTACAGTGATGAACACGGCGCTACTATCTATCAGGTTGATCCAACTAGATTGCAAGATTATTACAAAGGTAAGACTGACGATAGTGGGAATGATCTTGAAGCCATATGGAAAGCGCAACGAAAAGATTGGAATATAGTACAAGAGAGTAAATACAAGGGTAAGACTGGAGTAGATGTCTTCAGTAGTATGCGTAAACTTTATAAAGATCAGTATGAAAAGTTAGAGAAAGTTATTAACGGCGAGATTGACGCTCTTATGCAGAACGACCCTGATGCTGCTAAACGTCTTAAAAATGAAGTATTCGCAAAACTCTTTGAGGCTGGTAAATTAGACGTATACTTCCCTTTAGTTAGGCAAGGGCGTTACAAATTATCATACGCTATGAAGAATCCTAAGTCTCCACGTGAAGCATATGTTGTTCGTATGTTTGACACTAAGAGAGAGCGCAATACAGCGAAGAGAGAAGCTGAAGCTGATGAGGGTATAATATCTATTGACACTTCTGATGGAGATATGCAGTTAAAAGATTATAGTAACGCACCTCCTACCTCGTTTGTAAAAAATACCTTAGACATACTGAGAACTAAATCAAATGCTGATACAGATACACAAGAAGCTATCATGCGGTTGTTTATTCAGACGCTACCTGAAACTTCTTTTGCTAAATCTCTACAACGGCGTAAAGGAACTCCGGGGTACATACAAAACTCTTTAATTGGTCTTAGAACAAAAGCCTATGATATTGGGCGTCAAGCAGTTCGCCTAGAGTACGCGGCACGTTTACGTGCGCTCGAAGGGGAGATAAACGGGGTTAAAGAACCCACTACGCAACCCGCTGAGTCTTTACTGGGTAAAACTAAAGACTCTATATCGGCTAGCTTCGAGAGTACTAGAGCAGAGTTATTGAGCCGCGCTAAGTTTGCTCGATTAGGCGCTAAAAACAAAGGTATGGAGCGATTCTATAAAACCGCTAACCAAGGGGCGTTTGTGTACACAATTGGGTTTAACGTATCTTCTGCTATAGTGAACCTATCGCAAATCCCGCTGTTTGCTTTTCCATATATGGTTGCTCAACACGGTCTCGCCCCTGCATATACCGCACTTGCAAAAGCATCTAGGTTCTCTAAATTAGTTATGATTCCCGCTCTACCTAAATACAGTAACGGTAAACTTAGAGGTGGAGAAAAAGATCAAATAGATGATTATTATGATGTTGATCTCGATGGAAACTACACGGTTAAATCTGGGCTAAAGCTCTACGATGACGCTTCTAAAAATGCTGAAACTATAAAAGAACTAAAACGTATGGCTCCTATAGTTAAACTTGCTTCTCAGCGTGCATATCTTGGGCGGTCTTTCTTAATGGATGAATTGGGTCTAGAAGAAGGCGGTAGGCAAGCACAAGGTAATACAGCTAGTAAGTTGTTAGACAACGTGTCAACCGTGTCGGCGTATGCGTTTAACGCTGTCGAACGATTTAACCGTCAGACAATTGCGTTTGCCAACTATGATCTAGTATTAACTAAACTTGATAGTGGTGATAGATATTACTCAGAAACACAAGGTAAGTACATCCCACCTAAGACGTTAAATACTGCTCAAAAAGAAGAATTAGCTGCTGAAGAAGCACTTTACCAAACAGAACAGTTAAACGGTGGCATGAGTTTAGAATCAGCACCTAGGATAGCTCAAGAGGGTCTTGGACGTGTAGCTTTTATGTATAAAGGCTATGGTATGAATATGTACTACGCAATGTTTAAAAGCACGGCGCGTATGTTGGATACATCGGTAGACCCTGCACTAAGAAAACAGGCTATGTACGAAATAGTAGGGACACACGGGTCTGCATTGCTCATTGCTGGAGTTCACGGCGTTCCTCTATATGGTATCTATACTATGATTGCTAACCTATTCCTTGATGATGAAGACGACGATGCGGATACCATAGTTCGTAAGTACATAAAAGAGGGATGGTATAAAGGTCCGTTGAACGCCACGTTAGGTGTAGATATAGCATCTCGGACGCGTTTATCGGGACTACTGTTCCAAGAGAATCGTTATAATTCTGATCCGTCTCCAGAAGAGTTCCTTGGGTTCTATCTTGGAGGCCCAGCGTTGAGTAGTGCCAAGCGGCTCAAGCGCGGTTATGATAATCTACGAGAAGGTTACTTTGAACGTGGTATAGAAAATCTGTTACCCCCCGGTATAGCAAACGCTTACAAAGCTAGCTTTGGGCGATATGCAAGGGAAGGCGGTATATATAACAAACGCCAAGATCCAATATACGACGATATAACCACGGGTGAGTTAGTAGGGCAATTCTTTGGCTTCGCTCCTACAGGGTACACATTTGAACAAGAACGCAACCAAGCTCTTATGAAGTTAGGACGAAACGCAAATGATCGCAGAAGTAAGCTACTTCGTAAGTTATACCTATCCTACCGTATGGGTGATGCTGAAGGACACGCTGATACTTTAAAAGAAGTACGAAAATTCAATGACCGTTATAGCGGCACTAAAGCGGTAATATCTATAGGCACTATGATGAGGTCTATTAAGGCAAACCAACAAAGTTCTGTAAAGAAGCACAACGGTATAAATCTTCCCGCAAACCTTCGTGGATTGTTACTCCAAAGTAGTAGTGAATGGGGTGGATAAAAAACCCCCACCGGTTAGGGTGGGGGCAAGTTTGGGACATCTAGTGTCCCATTAGGAGAACGACAGACACGGAGATGGCTGTCCTAAAAACAATATCACACCGTCCTCCAAATGCGAATACCTAATATTTTATTCTCCACTACTACTTTCGCTTCGGTTTTGTAGCCCTTACCTACTACTATCTTAGCCGCTTGGCGCATTGCTTCCTCAGTATTTATACATGGCACGAACACAGAAGTACCTACATCCATATCGGCCCACTTCACCACGACTCTAACTCCGTCAGGATTTAGATCGTCAGTCTTCAATACCCCTTGCTTCATCACTTTCCTCAATAGAACAACTTACTACAATAACATCAGTGGGCGGCAACTGCATATGTGTGCCTTTACTCAGCCGCATTTTAGCTTTGGTTGCGTTCATCTTGGTCTTTAAATCCTCCAAGAACGCCGCATAATTTATCTGTTGCTCACCACACCACGCTTTAAGAGGTTTCGGTATAAGGTAGGCTCTCTTTATATCTGTCTCATATCTAGCTACTAGCTTACCTCTAGGCAACGCTTCCGGCACAACAAGGGAATCTAGGCCATTGTTGTTCTGCTTACGTAGATCGTCTGTGCTTTTAATCCACAATACGTTACTCCAGTGTTCGTGGATGTAGTCGTTCAAAACCTCTTCTACAGATGCGTTCATATCCGACACGTAGTGCTTGTTCTGTTTCAACAGGGAGATAGCCCACTTAAATACCTTGCCTACATCGTAGTCAATAAGCCCCGCACGTTTCGCTAGCATAAGCCCTGCTATAGTATTAGTGGTAAATGCAGACCAAAATCTATTCTCAGAGGTAAGCCCTGCCCCAGTGTCAACTTTAACTCTAACATCCTCGATCAGTTTCTTAACCGCGTCTAAATTAGTTATGACGTATTGTACGTATTCTTTACCGGCCGTACCGTAGTAGTTATTAAGCGCGGTACTGAAGTTATCTTGCTGTTCTTTATCTTCAGCCTCATTAAACAACCGATCTACTTTGACCTCTAATATGCGCTGTGCTTCCGCTTTCGGCATTGCCTTCGCCATACTTATACGCTCAATAATACTTGTGTTACCTGTAGTCACTGACAGCAACTTCCACGCATCCCCACGGTATCGCTCGGCATTACCACCGCTAGTCATACGCCCCCGTTGTCTACCGCCTGTAAGCTGGTACGCAAGGTTACTCAGTTCGTTAGGACTACTGTTAGTGAGTTCGTCCATGTAGAGAGGTAGATTGTGGTAGATTTCTCCCCTGTGCATCTTAATATTAAACGTGTCGTGCTGGTTCAATACTAGGTCTTCTGGCCTTCCCCACACCGAAACCCCTGCCGACATAGCCGTAGTCTTACCTACACCTGATTCCTTACTATGTATATGTAACGCGGCACAGTTTACTGGCGACAGATTCATAAGGATAGAACCAAACGAAGAGCCGACTACAAATTGATGCAGTTCAAACCCGTCTCGGTTATAGAAGTTTACCGTATCTTTCCATTCTTCTAATGTACCTTTAGGCTCGAAGGAAGGGAACAGACCTATAGTCTGATTAGACGGGGGATTAAACTCTACCCGATCCCCAAATATCTCCTGATTACCTAGTATGAACGATTTACATTCATCGCTAGTCCAACCAAATTGCTTGTGTGCTTCATCTGCCATACTATTTGCCTGTAATTCGTTAACCCATGTTGTTGTGTAGTGCATAATCTCATCCATTTTACTAACAGCGACACCATACATAGACATCTGTTTGCGAAACTCTTCCTTAGAGTTCACGGCGGTTAAAGGTATTGTAAACTCCCGTACGCCGTCTTTTGGTAAATGCAACCGCATAACTATGGCTTCACCTAACTCCCCATCCCACAAACGACGGACAACATACAGGTCGTTATGATATATAGCCTTCTCGGTAACTTCCCCGTCAGGGAGGGTCACCCTTGTGTATATACCTCCGTTTGCACCTCTGAAGTACGGTGCTGGATAAGCAGGTATAGTGTATGTATTTATAGGAGCATTGGGGAGGTCTATAGACGGCGCTTCCACAATGTTATCTTCTTCAGTAGCTTCTCGTATCCTACTGCCTAGGCTTATAGGAGACTTTACCTTCCCTCGGTGAGGACACTCGGTGCATACGTTAGGGTTAAACTCATCAAACGTATCGCATAAGTACGGACCCTTTATAAGGTCCATCTTCTTTCTCGTATCTTCTATACTGTACTCAGGATGGTTTCTAGATAGCACGTGCGCGGCTTTCTGCCCATCTTCGCAGAATTTAGCTATTGATAACCCTGCTCTCCACAATGGCTCACTTATTTCTTCCTGATTAACGAGTATGTTTCTTATCTGTTCGCACCCATTACCAGCTTTTATTTTATCAACTATATCTTTAAATGTGTTCTTCTTGTTACCAAGTAACGCTTCCATAACAGCGTTGCTACCAGCCGGTATGTGCCTAGTAGGAACTGGGATTAAAGTAGTACCCATGTACTCTTTAAATACGTCTATGTGCATAGGCTTAGACATATCTGTGCCAAAGAACCCTACTGGAGTTGGAGGGTCTGTCTTATAGTTATGGGTTGTAGGTATACGAAGAACCCTAGCGGCATCTGCTGTGACGGCAGGGTCTGCTAGTAGTTTATGTTCTACACAGAGTTGTTTAAGCCTCTCTGCTATTGGTAGCCATTCTTCTATGCTAACAGGTTCTGACAAGAACCAATAAACATGAATCCCTCGGCCCGAGTTAATTAGAGTAGGTCTTGGCAAGTCTAGTTTCTTACAGAACCCTCGCAAAGCTAACATAGCTTCATTCTGGTTCTCGTAGTCTTTGCTAGGACCACAATCTAAATCTAGAAAAAACGCTCTAAGTTGTTTTACGTTGTTTACTTTACGTGACCCATCTTCTTTAAAAGTAGCCAGCGCAAAATACGCATCAAACCCAGCTCCGTCTAGTTCCTGCGCTTTCGTCAGAACAGCGTCTATGGAAGTATAAAACTTTTGTACTCTCCGATCTTGTAACCGTAGAGATGCAAATACACAGTAAAAGCCATCTTCCCCTAACGCTCTCTGTAAGAATTTTTTTGTTTCCATTATTACTTACCTGAGAGAAATCCCCAACCACGCTAGGCGCAGTTGGGGTTATGTTAAAAGATTTAATCGTCCCAATCATCCACGATAGCGTCGATCTCAGGGTCTTTAGCCTTTACGGAAGCGGATTTCTTAGCCACCTTCTTAGGCTCAACTATCTCTTCTGTAACTTCTTCTTCAGATACTTCTGGCTCCGTTACACTCTGAAACGGATTACCACCAAGGTCAGCCTCAAAGCCTTCAGTAGCTTCAAACGGAGACGACATCTGCATAGGTACATAGTTAGTAACCTGTACAGCGTTCATACGTAGGGATACTCCAGTACCAACGCCTTTAGCATGGTAAGGTACGCATACCCCTGCAATATTTATAGTGCTACCTGTAGTAAGTAAGAAATCATCAGGTAGTTTAGCGTTGGAAGCATCGTATTGTGTTGGCTTCCTAGTAGCATCTTTACCGTACGCTCCCTTTAAAGAACTCTTAAATTTGTATGTTCCTTCTTCTTCCTTGGTAAAAGGGTTATCAAACTTCTCAGGCCAATCGTCCCCAGCCCTTTCTGCGTAAGCTGTTTTCATCTGACTAAACAACTTTTTAGCCTGTTCGCTATTCATACGAAAACTTACTTCGTATTTAGCTCCATCATCAAACACATCACAGGGTACAGAACGCTTCTCCTTGCTATCAAACCTGTATGTCTTATCTAAACGAGGGTATAGTGCCTCTACTTGACTAATCATAAATGGTATTGTTTTAGGCTTATCAGCCATATTACTTCTCCTAATATTGAAACCCATCTGAAATCTCAAACGGGGATTGTGTGCTACCCTCAAATGGTGTGTAGTCCAGTGTAATCGCCTGTGCCGTGTCAGCATGGGTAATCATACTTGAAGCTACATTAAATTCTTCATCCCGTAGAGGGCGAATTGGTTTGAAGAATAACTTCGGTGTGTTGCTGTTCTCGTCAAAATATATCTCAGTAAGAACAGATATTACTGGAGTATCTCTAGTAGATAAAAACTCCGCGTATGCTTTCATAGGCATATGCCCTTCTCTTGCCTGTCCAAATATAGATGTAGCAGGTAACCTCATTTGGTATACTTCGTGTAATCTATCCACAGGTAGGACCGCTATTTGCTGTGCAAACCTGCAAGCCCTGCTGCTTCTATAACCTGACCCACGTATGTTATGTGGGCAATCCATACACCTAGCCGCTTGACGTTGTTCTTGTGGAACATCAAAAGATGGAGTTTGAGTATCTGAGGACCAACAAGTAGGCAACATTAATTTGTCTGGGTCGTACTCACCTTCGTAATAAGACCTTGAAACAAATGCGGCATTTACTATAACAGCTTCGTATTTATTAGAATTTACTAATATATTTCCTTGATCGGAATACTCGGTAAACATTTTATCACGTATACTTATACGTCTCATAAATCTTCGTCTACTTCGTTAGCTATTTCGGTATCTTTACCACTACCCGCAGATAAAGCGGCGGTAACATCATCTATACAAAAACGATATGTATTGACTACACGGATGTAGGTATCTTCTGGTATGTGCTTATTTCTAACCCATCCACGTATAGTAGATATTGATACTTGTAAATGGTTAGCTAGTTTTTCGATAGTTACGTAAGGTCCACTCATTATTTTTTCCTAACTGATATCATGTATTCACTGTCTACATTTAACCCTGCTGGTACGCACTCGGGGTTTTCTTCTAAAAATTGTTTCACGTTACCTTGATTTAATCTCTTCTCGAAGAACTCAGGTACACCATGCTCCTCTACGAAGCTGTACATAGATTCCCAATCACTAGTCCAGTAACGTGTCTTAACGGTCCTGTAGAAAAGACCTTCTGAAGTTCTTACGCTTTCGACTTCATGTTCTTTACAATGATCTAATAACGCTCTCTTTATAATATCTTGCTGTTCTTGCAAGCCACCGTCTTCTTCCTTAAATTTTGCGGATATTTCGCTCCGCTTTGCTTTTATTTTAAGGTAGACTTTAGTTAGTTTATCTAGTTCTCCGCTCATTTTACATCTCCAAATCTTTGTAGAGTATGCAATTTAGTGGTAGATAATACTCTAGTCAAGTAATTTGTTGTATAAATCTATAATTTGCGAGTGAACGTCTATTTTACTATCTAATAACCGGTAAACGTGTTTCTCTACGAGGGAACCTTGTAGCTGTACGACGGTACATTTGTGTGTTTGCCCTGCACGGTGTACACGTGCGTTAGCTTGAGCATAGGTTTCTAGAGAACTCGTTGGCCCCCACCAGACCACAGTATTTGCGGCAGTAAGGGTTACACCATGAGCGGCGGCGGCTGGTTGAATTATAAGTACGCGAGGATTATCCTGTTCTTGGAACGCTTTAAATATTTCTGTGCGCCTACCAACTTTGACATCACCTTGTATAACAGCATTGGTTATACCATCAGCGGTAAGTTTCCCTGCCAGTATGCTTATAGCGTGTTTAAAAGGTACAAACACAAGCACCTTCTGGCTAGATTCATCTATAACTTCACGTAAAACCCTGTACCTGTGTTTTATATCAAACTCTAGTGTATCACCCTTATCGGTATAAATTGCGCCACAAGCTATTTGTAGTAACTTGTTCATGTTAACCGCCGCATTTACTGCGGTTATCTCCTCTCCAGCGGCTTGAACTACCATACGGTTCCGTAGCTCTTTATAATACTTCTGTTGCTGGCGAGTCATCTCGACTTCACGGTTGGTGTACACCATGTCTGGAAGATCTAAACAGTCTTCTTTAGTATACCGTATAGCAGGTTGTAGTGCATTGAACACAGTATCTACAGCACTGTCCTTGGGTATCCACTTAAAGTTAGATATTTTGTACATCACCATATCTCGGAACGAGCCAAAGAAACGTGGTACACAAGTGGGGTTTATTAATTTAGCTAGGCCGTAAGCATCCAAAGGACTTTGTGCGGCAGGTGTACCTGTCATCATCCATAACCACGTGTCAGGTTTTAGTATCTTGTTTAGCGTCTTCCATCGCGTAGTCTGGGCGTTCTTATAGTGAGTAGCTTCATCCACGATTATCAGATCGAAGTTACCATCTATTATGGCGTCCTGTACTATGGCAACACCATCATAGTTGATTATAACGTATTCGGCATTGCCCTCTATTATTTTACGGCGTTTGTCAGCAGGACCGTAGGCTATATCTACGCTTCTGTGCATTGCAAAACTAAACAAGTCACTACGCCATGCGCTATCCATGATCGACAGCGGGCAGATAACTAACACTCTCTTTATGGCTCCCTGCTTCAGTAAGAAATCTGAAGCCCATATCGCAGAGGCAGTCTTGCCCGTGCCTTGTTCGTTGAAGCAGAACGCTTTCCTATTCATTGTCAGGAACGCGGAAGTATCTTTCTGGTGCGCGAAAGGTTTATGCTGACCAGTCCACGTGTACTGTCCTTTAATAGGTGATGGTACGTTTATATTTAAATTCTTTAAGGTGTGGCTTTCAGTAACGCCCCACTTAACCAATACATTATTCGTAGTTACTTCACGACTTTTCGGTATTACCGTAGTCACTTGCTTGGGATGCCGTAACTTTAACAGCAGTGCCTTATTATTAATTATCTGCAAAACCGTTCTCCTAGGTTTTTTTCTTCTTTTTACCGTTATTTGCGCGGTTCTTACTTGGGGATTGTAACGTGTATCCGTCTGCGTTAGTGCCTCCGTTACGTAGGGGTTTGTTATGACTTATGTCCTTACCCTTACGCTTCGCGGGGCCATTTTCTTTATCGAATTTGCGTCTGGCCCTCTGCCGTTCCATACGGTATTTATGTTCGCCCCGTGCTTTTTGTAGTTCGTACTCATGCTTATAAGGGCGAGGGGATTTAGTATAAGCCATTAGTTTCTCCCATTGTGAGCGCACTCAATAACCGCGCAATGTCTTTTACACAATCCACTTGGGCGGGGGTTCCATACATCATTAGCTTCCGCTGTTTCCAACTTACCATAATTTGTTAGCCACTTCTCCCAAAGGATTGATTCATTGTCTCTTAGGTATGTATCTCTTACTAAGTTCTTAGACACCACGAATAGCAATCCAGCACGTACTTCTTCTACTTCAGGGAAGTGTTTGAAGGTAGCTAGAGCCATGAGTTCTAACTGACCTTTATCGGCATACTTAGCAGACTTCCCTGTTTTGTAATCTACAACCCATGCTAGATCATCATCTAGAATTATTAAATCCGCTACACCTCGAAACCAAACACTTTTGTCGTAAAACCCACAAGGCTTTAAGTCTTTAGTTAATCCGAGCTTATACTCGCATAGCTTCTCGCCTTGTTTAGCTTGTAGGCTATCCAACGCACCAACAGCGTAATCAAACCTTTCCGGCATAGGAGCGCAATCTCTTATATAATGTTCAGCCGCCTTATGAAACTGGTTTCCATATAGCATAGCCTCAGTTTGCCG